GTATTTGTTTATAATCAACCCCTTGTGTGGCCAATACCCTCCAACAAATCCAATGTCACATTTTAGTTTTTCGTCAACCTTTGCTCCGCCGTACATGATTGTATCTGCGCACATCATTAGGGATACGGGCTTGATGCCTATTGACTCATAATGATTGTGAGTTACAGACATGGCTTTTTGGCTGTAGTGTATGTGGACAAAATCTGGCTTTCCTGTTTCATCCTTTAGCTTTTTTAGCGTCTGTTTTTCCTGTTGGGAACAAAACAGAATGTTGTACTTTTGCTTGTCTACTAGGGGTTCGTGAACTCCCCAGTCACCAGCCCTTAAGCCGACTTTAAGATGAGGTCTTTCTTTTATGCATTTTATTGTAGCGTCGTCTAGATTGTACGATTGACCCATAAAAATATCTGGCTCAAATGTATCAAACGCATCAAAAGCCGAAACCTGCTTATAATCCCAGAGTTCAGCCTCTATACCACAAGCATTAAAAGCGTGCTTCCAAGCAACCCTTTGAAAGAAGTGCGCATGTGTTCCATCGCTAGCTATCATTACCTTCATACGTTTAAGTCCTTTATTCGGTCTATTTCAAGTATAGACATGCCTTTGGGTTCGTAGCATTTAAAGTTTGCACCCATAGATATCATCTTGTTTAATATTTCAAATGACAACATTTTCTTATGAATGTCGTCAAACTTGTTAAATATATTTTTTAGTATCTTCAGCTCTTTACCTGTGATATATGCTATTTGACACCACTTTGTTTCAAGTCCGTAAGAGAATATTGTTGCTGTGTTATTGTAGACGGTCAGCCCCACTTCTTTGTCGGAAATCATATTGTTGTTATCAATTATAACAAAAGATTTTCCATAGTCAACATTTTTCAATGTAGAAGCGTTGAAATATAAGTCGCCATGCATAAATAGAAAGTTGGTCTTAGCGCTATTGTTAAATGCCAACCTAATGCTTTCTGAAGTGTTTGTTGTCTCGTGTATTTGATTTTCTACTATTCTGACTTCACCCCTCATCTTCTTTATTACCTTTTCAGCCTTACAGCCAACCACCGCTATCACTTCGGGATTATCAAATGATTCTTTTATGGCACATAACTGGTGTTCTATTAATGTTTTCTTTCCTATTTTGATGAGACTTCTTGGCTCGTGAGACTTAATTCTTGATCCTACTCCAGCACCAAGTATCGCAATTGTAGTTTGCGACATATTGTTGTGTGACTTATGCTTGCCTGTTGTTATCTTTGTTGTAAACCTACCACTCATTATCTACTACCTAAAATTTGAGCATGTTTCTGAAATATTTCTCCGGTCATCTTGAGCGATTGATTGTTGCCATGCTCATTTGCTTTAGCCAAACACTCTGGGACGTGTGTCATTATGCACACCTTTGATAGTCTTATCCACAAATCATAATCTTCTGTACATCCTATAAACTCTTGGCTAGCTGGTCCGTGCAGTCTACTATCAAAAAACTCTCCATTAGGAAGTCGTACCATCTCTAGGTATTGTTTTTTTATCAAAGAGTTGCTGTGAACTATACATCTTTGCAAAAGAACCTGTCTGTCATATGATGGCTTTAACTCTTCTTTTGAGTACACAGGTGTCTCTATGTCGTAGTCAGCATAAGCGACCCCAACCTCTGGATACTCAACAAGTTTAGCGATAAGCTTTTCGACTTTTTCTGGATAGTACTCGTCATCAGAATCAAGCACACCAAAAACATCAGCCCAATCCCAAGCCGCTTGGATGGCTACATTTCTAGCAACACTAGCTCCAGAGTTTTCTATTCTTATAAAATTATACTTGTCCTTGTCTTTTTTTGAGTTTCTGTATTCAGAAAGCTTATCCCAAGAATCGTCTGAAGACCCATCGTCTACCAAGAAGATTTTAATTGGGCCGTCATAGGTTTGGTTTTCTATGCTTTTTACAGCGTTAACAACATAGTCTCCATAGTTGTAATTCGCTATAATTATTGCTACTTTAGGATTCATTAAACTGGTTCCAATCAATAAACGTTTGGTCTGCACTTTCTTTTGCTGCTTCTTCAACCTTCTCTAAGAATGGTCTATTGTCTATAGTTTCGTCCTGATAAAGTTTTGGCTTGTTTCCATTGACAAATTTAAATAGAGCAGATTGAAATAATAATCCATTAATTCCAGAATAAGGCTTTACCACTACAAGCCTTTTCATGTCTAGATTTATACGCTTATCTATTTTGCAGATAAGATCTCTTGGTACACTTTCTCCGGCAGAGGTTACATAAACATATCCATTTTTAGCGTGTTTAAAAGCCTCATCTATAGTATTAATTGGATCTTCTATCTTTACCTCTAATTGCAGTATGTGATATTCGGTCTTTTCAAAATCAAACATTGGCTGAAGGATCTCAAAAATTCCTTCGTTGTATTCAACTTTGTCGTTAATTACCACAACATATCTTGGGTCAAATAACTCTTGATTCTTAATATCTTCTAGTGTTTTTTTAAGTTTATCTATCCCACCTTCTTGGCTGGTGTCTAGCAATATGAAGAACCCTACGCGGGGAGAAATCTCTTGCAACACAGAATTCTTGATGTCTTTTGACTGGGCCAAAGAGAGGTCGTTTAGCCACTCTTTCGGTCTATATGTTGTGCAAAACCTAGATAATACAAAGAAGTTATCATCGTCTTTTTCTAGAATTCCCAACTTTGACGCTCTGTCTAGCTTGCAAGACAACTGTTCTGTTTTATTTGATTCGGCAAAAACACAACCTCCACAACCACTATTTACGCTCATCTTACCCTCCTCGCTTTTATTACTATATTTGATGTAGCCATGTCAAAGTTTTTCTGTGTAACCTCAAGATTGTCTGGAATTAATGACTGTATTGTTTCGGTAGAGCATACGCTTCTGATTGATTCGCTTTTAAAAAGTATATTATTTAAGGTCTGTTCGTTAATTTCTTCTCTAGACATCTTTTGTGATAAGATAACAACGTCAGGATGAACTATTGTAATCTCAGATTGAAGTCTCATTTTAGACGCAATAATTTTTAAAACTTCTGCAATCTCGCCATACGAAAATGAAGAAAGAAAGTGATCGCACACAATAGAGGTGGCTTCGCTGGTCTGAACCATGTCGTTAAACACTACGATATTAGAAGCCCACTTATAGGACTTGTCTGCCGGTTCTGATGAAGAAAGATAGATTCTCATTATTATTCCTTGTAGTCTCTGATAGTTGAATAAAATAAATTATTCCAGTTGGCTAAAAATTGCTGTTTGTTGTATTTTTCAAGTATGGTTTTTTGCGCGTTCTTGCCTAGCTCACGAGCCATTTCAGGATTCTCTAGTAGTCTCTCTAGCATCGACCTCAGTTCGGCGGGGTCATTAGAGATCAAACCATTTATACCGTTCTCGATAATCTCTGGAATCATACATGTTGAAGTAGAAACAACCGCACACCCACAAGCCATAGCCTCCATCAGCACCGTAGGCACAGGAGAATGTAGAGAAGTGTTGTAAAATACACTAGACTGATGATAGATTTGTCTTAGATGCTCGATGGAATTTGCCGGTTCTGAAAATCCGGGACTTTTTCCAAAGACGCGGAGTGGTAGATCTTGAGATGTTTGTTTCCACAATTCCCAGCCACAGCACCAGTCTCTATTTGGCCAGTCGTTGACCACAGATAAACAAACATTATCTCTTTGCGATTCTTCAAAGTTCATCCAGAAATCGCAATCAATCCCATGCTCGATATATTCAGCATTTGTTTCATTGCAACCCCAAGCGTCCCTATTGAAGCCGGATATGAAACATCTTTTATCAACCCAAGACGAGGCTTCTTGAAATCTTTGCACTTGAGTAGATGTGTCTATTCTTATGTCTGGCAACGTATGAGTATGCAGTACCACAGGGACATTTAGATCCTGCTTTATTTTTTGAGAAATGGCCAGTCTTTCACACGGCGTGTGACATAATATTAAGTCTATGTCAACGTGGGCTGGAGGAACGCCGTCTATTTCGCAGTAGTTTTCTGGAATCTCTCCGTAGTCGGTATCCCATCTTTTTCCATGATTTATTGCATAGAAATTATGTCCCGTTTTACATAGCTGCTGTTCATATCTCTCGTGAGTACAAAATGTCAGTATATTAAGCTTTTCACGCCCGCTAACAACGTGCGGTCTTCTCATGATAGATCTTACAGCTTCTGGTGTTGCTCTAGCTGTCATTTAGTAACTCCTTAATTTTATGACCGATAGGCTTGTGATCATACGTTAGGGCTACGGCTATAGTTTGCCCTCTCTTTATTTTTTCCTCGTCAGAATTCCATATCTGATACGCCTGTCTCATGGCTGCACACAATGCCCTTATATCAATCTCACGCCAGTCACTGCTTGCTGTGTCGAGATTTGGTAAAGTTGTAACAGCACCCAAGCAAGGCGTTGCTTTTGATGACACGGATTGCCCTATGCAAAAGTCATCCATCCCAGTGTTTTCTGTGTGAATAACTGGAATTCCTAGAGCCATAGCTTCTAAGGCGGGTATACAAAACGCTTCACCTCTGCTCGGCATTACAAAAGAATGACACTGTGACAATACAGATATATAGTCTTGTTTTTCTAGTCTGCCAGTTATTACAATCTCTTCTCTGTATCTATTTCGTAACTTTAGACCAGACTTTACATGCTTGATAAATTCTTGTATCTGCGGCAATTCTACCTTTGATGTTTTTATAAATAGATTGACAGGATCTTGAAAGTCAAACTCTATGTGAAAAGCCTTTATAAGTGCCTGTAGATTTTTTCTTTCTATAAATTCTCCAATGAAGGCAAAGTTGAATGTTGAAAGCATTTCCTGTATCTTGTTTCCCGTAGTACTGATATTGTATTCTGACATATCTAACGAGTGTGGTGCAATCTTGACTGGAATCTTTACTCCACTATTTTCGCAAGACACTTTAGCCGCATGGCTTGGAACCCAAAGTTCGTCCATTAGATTAATGTTGTGTTGCCACCCTGTGTCCTTGAAGTTGCTGCTTTCAACAGCCAAGAATCCTATGTTTTTATATCTTGAATCATAGGAGTATAGGTTTGGAAGTGTGTGTTGTATACATACATTACAACCATCAGTCGATACCGACTCAAGTTCTTTTATCCTATTGGGATAATCCTGTTGTTGATTTTCAAACGTAATAGCTCTAGGCACAACATCTACGCCAACACTATCTAGTGCCAGAATATTATTGATGCAGGCGTTAGCCCATCCCGTGCCGTCTCTATAGTTTCCTATATAGAGTACCTTCATTATCTTTGCCTCATGTCAATAGTTATCATTCCGCCATTACCGAATCCGTGATGCGTTTCAAATCTAATGTTTTTAGATTTTAGGTATTTTGTAAGACTTACAGCCTTGCTCTTTATATCATCAATCAGCACGACGGACTTTGTTTCCTCTATTTTTTTGAATTGATCTAGTGTTTGTTTGTCGCCTATGTCACCGTCCGCACCGTCTAGATAATATACGTCATAGTCTTCTGAAATGACTTCTATGGCGTCTCCTAGTTCAAGCAGTAGATCATATCCCAGTCTCTCCGCCATGAATGATGAATTTGCTAAGTGGTCTAGGTCTACATCTGCAATAGTTAATGAGCCGCCTTTTTCCTTTATATACGCTCCAAATATTGTGTCACTCCATCCAGAACCCCAGCGAAACTGAGTTTGTAGGGATTCTATTCCTCCTACCTGAAATATTTTTACGGGAGCCCCATCAAAAAGATCTAGAACATACCTTATAACAGGATCTCTTAATTTTACGTCGGTTTGTAGTTTGATTTCTGTTTGTCCGCCCAGTAGAGCTAAAGCAAAGCTAAAGTCCATATGTATTAACCTCTTGTCTTAATGTTGAGTCTTGCTTTTTCCCAATTATTCATTTGTTCTCTAAAGGTGGCCATTTCGCCGCACGCCTCTTCAAAAGAAAAAGGTCTATTTGATTGTAATGACTGCTTGTGCGACTCGTTAAAGTAGAAATCTTTGTTTACATTCTCACATCTGTATCCAAATGTGCAGTCTTTCAAAACCTTCTTCCATAGATAGCCACCCACCCACTCTGGTTTGTGTAGCACCTGATTAAATATAAAGTTAACCTTTTCTATATTTGACTGTAGGTTTGGAGGTATGCTTCTGGCGGGCTCTAGTATCTTTGGTGGAGAGAGCCATGTTTCACGAGGATCTCTTATTTCCACCGTGGCTATATGTTTGGCCCAAACGTCTGCGGCTTTATCCCAACTGTAGTTACTTAAAGCATTATTACGTATAGTTTTGCCCAGTTCTGATAGGCTGTCTTTCTGCGAATGAAGCTCTATAAGTTTAGATACAAAGTTTTCGTTGTCTGGGACAGCTCTTTTGCAGCCCGTTTCGCACTCTAGATAATATGAAAGAGGCTCTAATGCAACTCCTCCAATATTGTCGATAACCGACTCCATTGCAGAATAATAAGTAGACATAACAGGAACACCGCAGTGAGCCGCTTCTAGCTGAGGCATTCCGAAACCTTCGCTATTCGCGTACTGCACATATACATCAAACAAATTGTAAATCTTAGAAAGCTCTTGTTCGTTGATACTGTTGCTCAATCCAACAAGCACGTTTGAAAACTTTCCGCATTTCGGACATGACTGCATAGTGTCTTGAAAGAAATTTACTGATATATGTCCACAGCTTTTGCACTTGTATGTAAACAGCACTCTGCTAGATAGACCGTACTGATCTAATAGTCTAGGGATATCCCAGCCAACATCAGGGTAATATGTGTGGCAGTAAAGAAAACTATTATCGTCTTCGGTCGCATCTAAAAAGTCCCTAAATGATTTGAATAAATCAGGGTATAGCTTCCTTTTCTGATTTCTCATGACGGTTCCAACAATAAAAGTGTCAGGAGAAATACCCATATCGCTTTTATGTTGTCGTTTATCCTGCACCGGCGAAAAGAAGCTGCTTGCCGCTGGTGAAGCTATGTCGATAAACTTCATATCATCACACTGCTCTAGTAGGGTTCTTTTACCAAACTCAGAGTATGCAAAAACAGCATCGGCTGAAGCGTATGTGTTTATCCATTGAACATCTTGCGGTGCCGCATCTACGGTAGGCATGATTGCCCAATGAAAGAAGTCTCGAAAAGGAGATCTCTGTTCAAACTCAATCATCCACCAATCTCGTATATCCATTACAACATCTGGTTGAAAGTCTAACAACACGTTGTTGAATGAGTGATCTCCAAACTGAGCACTAGCATTGCCATTGTAAGATGCAAAGAGGGGATCGCTGGACAGTGGCTTATTGGGGTAGATTTTCCAAGGGGCCGAGTTTATCATTGGATTATTAGAATCTGCGTAACACGCTAGTTCTGCAATCTCTAGATTGTCTATCTGGCTTAGTCTCGTGAGAATCTCTTTAGTGTATACCGAATAACCGGTAGACAACCAAGAAGCTTCTGAGCAAAAAAGAATCCTTTTCTTTCTGTTCATATGTTATTTAAGACCTTCTTTTCGGAATAATTTTAAAGTTCGTAATCCTAAATATTATAGTATCTGGATCTTTAATGGACTCATTTCTAGCTATCGCTTCAATTACCATAATGTCGTCCTTTTGGGCTCGTTGCTGTATGGTCTTTGCGGCACTGTCCCAAGCTTCAAAATTCAAAAGGTCTATTCTTCTTTTTTTTACGCCATCTTTATCTCTTCTATATTCTTCTACTTCTAGTGTGAAGTTTACAAAAAAACTGTTGTAGGATTGTTTAAGTACTGGATCGCTGGTTAGCTTTCCAAGGAAGTGACATCCGTTCATATTAAGCCTTTCAAAGTTGAGAAACCTTGTCCACAATCAAGGACGTGTTTTCTCTTTTAGATATTTCTCCAGTCATCAAGACGGTGTTTCCTTCAACGAGTACATCCTTGTGCTTATCATAGCATTCTGGAAAAACTGTTATAGAATCCAGCTCGCCACTACCATCTTCGGCGGTGACAAACGCCATAAGTTGTCCCGGATTCTTTCCATTTTTAGTTTTATACAGCCTAATGGTGCTTATTTGCGCGGCAAGTCTTGTCTTACCTGTTATAGCGCCTTTAGCTATCTCTCGACACAAAGAACTTGCAAAACTTATGTCAAAAGCGTCAGTCCTGCTACAGCTAAGTGAATAGCTTAGATATTCTGTTTCACTTTGTGCTAAAAAGGGTATATTGTCCTTAAGTTCATGCGGAGGGTTGTCTAGCATGTTCTTAATATCTAGGACTGTCGTTATTCTCCTGCTGTTTATTTTGGTGATATTTACCATCTCGGATATGCAGTCAGAGAGAGATTTATTTTTATCAAAGCTGTCTGAAAGATCGGCTATTGACTGCTGTTCTCTAGAGGTTAAGTCTCTCCAACTATCATACTCATACAGCATTTGCTGCCTATCTTTTTTATTATTTTGCCCATTAAACGCACCAACAGATATCAGGGCTACTACAGACCTCTTATTCAATCTTCCTCCGTGTATAACCTTGGTGAGAACATCCATCCAAGAATATCCAGAGATATCATTCTCTGTGCATATATCTTCTATCTTCTTGCATTCATTTTTGCCTACGTGCTTAATATGCCTTAAGCCAAAGTAAATACACTTTTTCGTTGGAAAAAAGTTGGTGTGAAGATTTCCAAGTCGAGGTGGATATACTTCAATATCTGAAAACTTAGCGTCTACGATTAGCTCCTTCAGCTCCTTCTGGGAATCAGGTTTCCTGTCGGAATGATTTAAATACGACACATAGAAAGAAACTGGCCTATACAGTTTACAGTAGGCGCTCCAGTAAGCGTTGATTGCGTATGATACGGCGTGAGACTTATTGAAAGCGTAGCGGTTGGACTTTTCAATCCAAGAAAAAATTTCTTCAGCCACCTCTGTCGTTACAATCCCCTGTTCCTGAGAGCCTTGTAGGAAGTTCTTCTTAACTTTCTCCATAAGGTCGGCTTTCTTCTTACCAATCGCCTTACGTAGAGCGTCGGCCTCCTTAAGATCGAATCCAGCCAGTCTTTGAGCTATCTTCATAGACTGCTCTTGATAAACAAGAACGCCATAAGTTTCAGAAAGAGATTCTTTAAGAGCTTCATCAGGATAAGTAACAGGCTCCTTGTTAGACTTTCTGTCTACATAAACCTGTGTCATACTTTTACCATTGGCGTCTTTAGCCTTGAGACATCCGGGACGAATCAAACTAATCAAGGCCGCAAGCTCTTTAATATTTCTGGGTCTAACCTGCTTGGCCCAATGCTTACCAAGGCTTGACTCTAGCTGAAAAACACCCTTGGTCTGCCCATCGCAAATTAAATCCCAAACCGCTTCGTCTTCAAAATTATTAATATCAAACATTGTTTTTACTCAAATAGTTAATTGCTCTTTGTAAGCCCCCAATATTATCACCCAACTGCCCAATTCCTCTATTACAAGACTCGCACAGCCAGCCACGAAACGTCAGTGTATCATGACAGTGATCTAAGCACATCTTTTCTGTTTTTTGCCCGCAACACTCGCAAGTTTCTGACTTTGGAGGTGCTGTTTTTTTTAGCTTTCTACGAACTGCGGAAGCGGCATTGACACATGACTTACAACGATTTTCCTTAGCTCTTTTTCTGCCGTTTTCCGAAAATTCATCTTCAGGCTTAGGTTGTAGGCAAATTCTGCATGTTCTATACGTACACGTTTCCATTTGCAAACGCCTTTTCAAATTTTACCTTTTTCAATAGGCTTCTTTGGAGCTTCATAAACTTAATCATCAAATTGGCCGTATCCTTAACATCCTGAAGCGCATCGTGAGCATTATCCTTGCTATCTTGACCCATTCCAAAATAATCTCGCATGTAATCCATGCTATAACCTTTGACATCCTGATTGTTTTCAAACCAACAATAAATATGTTGCATGACATCAATGGTAAAGATGGGATTAAAGATCTTCTGGCGACCCTTCTTTTCATCAATCGGGCCGTACTGCTGACACATTCGCTCAACAATAGGCATGTCGTATCCATTAATATTATAGCCAGCGGCGATTGGTGCGTAGTAAGATGTCTTTTTCCAGTTGTACTGATCGCAAAACTTAGAAAACTTTTTCCAGACGGTCTTGGGTAGTGGAGCTTTTGCCAGCTCTCCTCTGGTCTTTCTAGTTATTTCCAAGGCTTTGTCTTCTAACGGGGCCACGCCAGCGGCAATAGCCTTATCGTCGTCTATAATGGGTCTCATCTCACTATTAAACTCGCCTCCGGGTTGAAGCTCAAGTTTTCTAGCGTGAATGGCTACGGCGGCAATCTGTGTTGGCTGACATGTGTGCGGATTAACTCCGCCTGTTTCGAAGTCAAATACAATAATATCTCTAAAGTTCGCCATTATAATAACCCTTATTTTTAAGTTGCAAAAATTTGTCCACTGCTTCGTCTATGTTATAGTATATCTCGTAGGTTCTATGTTTGTCAGACCAGACTTGATATCTAGCCTTCTTGACAACACCCCCAACAAAGTCTCTTAGGTTGCATATAGAAACGCCATTCGATTCTATTGAGCAGCCAGAAAAAATTACAGACGTGTAGTCTTCTTTTGGTGATGATATTTTATTATTCATTTGCTATATCCATTATCTTGCTAAGTAAGTCGATACCAAGAACATCAAACTTTACATGTCCCTGAGTTTCAAGTGCCGTCATTTCAAAAGCCACTATAGGATATCCTGTTTTATCTAGTGTCATTGGACAGGCGTCTGCCAGCTTGTGTTTGGAGATAATTACTCCAGCCGGATGCTTGCCTTGTGATTTGTTTGTGCCCTCTATCTTGATTGCTTGTTCAAATAGGTGAGCGAGAGAACCGCTAAGATTACCCTCTTCGTCCATAGAGCACCAGTTTTTGAGTTCGTCGGCTTCATTTTCAAGAGTCCACTTAATAATTGATCTGTCTTCCATGAGTTCAAGTTGATCCGAGATCGTTGCTTCGTCAGGAATTCCGTCTGTTATTCTGTTCATTTCCATAAATGAAACCGCGTCATTGATTCTAAGAACCTCTTTTAATGCGGCTCGACCTTGTAGTCTACCAAACGTTATCATCTGTCCAACCTTATCTCGCCCATATTTTTCTCTAATATAGTCAATTACTTCGTCTCTATGTTCGGCTGGAACGTCCATATCAATATCTGGCAGAGATATATACTCTTCTGTGTTTCTTCCTTCGTTATAGAATCTTTCAAAGATTAAGTCGTATTCTATGGGGTCAACCTCAGTAACTCCGATGAGATACGAGACCAAGCATCCAGCAGCAGATCCTCGTCCGGGGCCAGCTAGCCATCCTTTTTCTTTTACAGCGTTAATAATGTCTTGAACAATCAGGAAGTAACCAGAGAGGCTCGCTTTGAATATGACATCAAGTTCTTTTTTGATTCTGTCAAGATACTCCCGCTTCATTGCTGGATCAGAAATCTTGCCCTGTGGTATAAGCCTATTTTTCCATCCGTCTCTACAAAGATCTGTGAGGTGTTCGTCTTCATCCATTCCATTTGGGCATTGAAACTTTGGAAGCATGGGCTTGGATGCAATCTCATACTCTTCACACATATCGCAAATTTTATTTATCAGCTTGATATCTTCTTCAGAATCTTTTACTTCATCTGGACTTGGTAGATAAAAATCATCACTCTCAAAAAAACGTTGGTTGTCTAGCTTTTCACCAGACTTTATTAGCCTCTGTATTTTAGGTAGTGTTGTTTTCATGCCAGAACACAAAAGAATCCTGTGTGCCTCTGCCTCGTCTTTTGTTACGTAATAAACTCCACGATCTTCGTAACCATAAGAGAAGTAGTTTTTACCAAAAAGCTTTTGATATCCCTTTTGGAATTCGTTAGTGACGCAAATCAGATTGCCGTTCTTGGCAATGTTCTGAAGTATCTCAAGGCCGTCATGCGATACCGTTTTGATTAAATCAAACCATCCGTCTTTATTTTTAGCAATAAGAAGATACGATCCAAAATCACAACCCAAGATTGGTTTTACGCCGTGCTTGCTACACGCCTCGTGAAAACTTACGGCTCCAGATAAGCACTCAAAGTCTGTGATGACACAGGAGCGGTAGCCATATTCCTTACATTTTTTGGCGAGCTTGTCACATTTTGAAAACGCTTTTAGTAGGCTAAAGTGCGTTTTACAATTAAATGGTATCCAGTTCATTCAACTTCTTTCTAATTTCTTCAAGGTGTTTTTTATTAGGTTCTAGTTTTGTTTTTGCCACTTCAACTTTTGACATCAGATGTTCTGCAAGATTTTGTGGAGTCAATACGTTATTACAATAGTCGGCAATTTCGTAAAGAAACTTGCGAGATTTTGTTGTTTGTAAAAAGTTTAACACTTGTGATAGTGTTCTGTCTAAGTCTCTCCATTTAGTTTTAAAGTGTGGTGCCGCCTCATAATACCAGAGTCGCGGAAGGCTCTCTATCAAAGGCACCGCTCCCATTAATATGGACTCAAAGAACCTAAATGTCTCGTCGCTGTGAGCCCCTTGTGGACACAGAGAAACCCTTGACTCAGAAAGTATCTCGGTGTATTCTTCAGTAGAAAGTCCTTGTGAAAAGCCGTTTGTGTACTTCACGAAGAACTTAAACTTTCCATCAGACTTTTCTACTATTGCATCCAAATGTCTTTTAAAGCAGTCTCTTGTTCCGGTGTCGGGAATTTGTCCGACAAAAGAAAAATCGTACTTCCTTTCAAACAGAGGCTTTATAATAGTTGGGTTAATATCTCTAAAGGTTCCAAGTGGCAATGGGTACACCAGAGGGTTGGACATAGGGTATCCCCATTCATCAAGCATAAAGTAGTGTTGAAATATTAAGAATACATCATTTCTAAAAAACTCGTTTGGTGTATCGTGAGTCTCTCTTGAGGTTGCGAATACAATATTCAACTTGTCGTCATTGTATGACGGCATGTCACAGCCTAGATCATACTTCAATATAATCCTGTACTGGTCGCTAAGTAGAAACGCTAGCCTTTTTGCTGTTTCTAATGTGAATCCGTTGCCTAGATGAAATTCTTTGTTTAGATCTACTACTTCTGCGGGCATAGTTCTTCCAATGATTGAAGTTTCTTAATTTCCATATTATAGCAATCGGCCTTTACATAAAACCCATTGCTGCCATCCTTTTGTCCCTTTTTTAAGAATCTCGCATCACCAAAATAATTCTCTTTAGACATCGCCCCAAGAACCCAAGCTCTTGTCCATCTGCGATTTATGTTTTCAATACGAACAAAAACATAATAGTCGCACTTCTGCTTAGTATTAAAAGCGGCAACGGAACATTCGTAATAGGGTCTTGGTTCGCTAGTGCATCTTTTTGTTTTGACATCATATGTAACACCGTCTTTTATTATATCATAATCGTACGTGTTATTTATGTCACCTTTAATTATATGATTAGCTACTTCTTCACCTAAAAATCCGGCAATGTTTCCGTCGCCTTTTGTAATCGAGTTATTGATTTCACCCATTTCACGAGCCTTTTTCCAAGCTCGTTTTTTCATGTCTTCTGTTATTTGTATTTCAATCATCCCGGAGCCTCATAATATCCTATTTCAAATCCGTCTCTTGTACATCTTTCTACTGTATCGTCGTGGCCAAAAGCCTTTAGATGTTCATCAACATGTTCGCACATTGAAATGTTTGTTCCCGGCCAGTTGTTTTTATAGAAGTGGCACAGCTTTGTGCATTTAAAATGTGATCTTCTTTGTGATATAGGCTTGGGAAACTCGTTATGTTTTATTTGCTTAAACCTCTTTTCTAACATGCCCAAGAACTTCTCTTGATCAGACTTGTCAAAGCACATACTAAATGGACCGCCGTCCCTAATGTAGTATATCGTCATAATAGATTGATCATAATTAGGGTAAAGTTTAGATATAGCATAATTATACAGTAACAATTGTGGATCTTCAAGTAGTTTTTCGTAAGTTTTCTGTTCTCCTGTCGCCCAGTTCAACCTTCTCCCTGTTTTCCAGTCGATAACCTCGATAGTTTTTTCGTCCACTTTTGTTACTAGGTCGATAGTTCCCTTGATGGCTAGCTGTCCCTCAACCTCTTCTCCGTTTGGCATCTTGTATTTAAACTTAGCCCAAGGCTCGTCTATAGCAATATCAAACTGAGGCTCTGTATCTACTATATCTCTTTTTCTAGGATCGAACTGTCCGTCATTGAAGGTTAATGCTGTTTCAACCTGAGTCCTACAAAACTTAATATCTGCACCCGTATACTTATGTGTGCAATTTTCCGTATAGGATTCATAGCTCCTGTCTAGTATTTTAGACACAAACGTTTTAGTAAATAAACTTTTATTGGTAAAATTAACCTTCCCTATAGCATCGTCCTTGATGTACATGCTTTTCTTGTCTGGATTTTCTTGGAGCTTCTTATTGCAAGAAGCTAAGACCTCCATAACCTTATGAACTATGGTTCCTAACTGTGCTTTTTTACCAGATGTTGACTGGTGTCCCAAGACATAGGTAATGAAGTATTGCATCTGACAATAGTCATAGTTATTGTAAGAAGAGCTTCTTATATATGTAACTATCATTTAGTGGCCGCCTTTTTGATTGTATGAATACCGCCTTGGCTTTCAGTTTCTTTTTCTTTAAATGGCATTTCTTCAGCTTTAATAGTGCTTCCAAGCCAACCCCATGAGTCCAGAAGTTGAATGATTTCTTTGTTTACTTCGTTAATTTTCATTTTAGAATTGTCGATAACGTCATCAACACTTTCCCAGTTGTCTTTTAATGCCTGTTCGCTTTTATGAGAGTCTTTATAAGGGTTTCTAGATAACCCAATAACCTTACCTCCCTCTGATTGAACTGCTTCTATTTCATTCTGAAATCTACAGTCGTCTATAACAGCAAGCAAAGGTTCTTCTCTACGTATGTCTTCAAGACAGGCGTTAACCCAAATAGGCTCGTATATCCTACGCATGACATCTGTTCCCATATACTGTAAGAATTGTCGTGCGGTCATCGGTCCTTTCTTGTGAAAGACAAGACCGTCAACGTTTTTATTTTTTCCACATATTTTAGTCCAAAGTTTTGTATCGGTGATAACTCCCGGCATATTCTCCCAACGTAAATGTGGTACTATTTGATTCTTTTGACCGTCTGTTCCGTATACCTGATCGTCTTTTAATCCAAAAAGACCTACCGATATGGTTTTCAGTGCGGAAGCAAAAGAATACTTCTTAACGTAAGGCCACATGCTATATATGGCCCATTCAGCAAACTCCATATCTACTCTGTCAATATCTAGTGTTGCGGCACCCTGTTGTTCTTGACCTTTTTCATCAATAATAGCAGTGTCAACCACCAAGCTACCATCGTCTAAAACGGCAAAG